TACAGAACTTACACTTAAACTTACATCCACGGGCAAACTCTAGTAATAAAATTTCTCTAGGTTGAATGAAGTCATCATCGCGGTATGACACCCGCAAATCATCCATAGGAAAAGATTTGTAGTTGATATACCCATTGATTAGTCTGCCGGTGTGAATAGGTTCTGGGCCACCCTGTAAGTGTTCCAGTAAAACGAGCATTACATTTTCACCCCATCCATACGCATACCAATCCATATCCAATTCTGTCATGGAATTATTCTGACTGCCTGCAATACGAGCAATATGGGGATACTCTTCTTTCAACCAAGAAATCAACTCCATGACCGGAGGCGTGGTGAGAGAAAAGGTAGAACCAAATCCAAAGAACAGAGTGTCTTCTGTGACTCTGGGTCTAATGTAGGATTTGAATTGATCTAAGTTCCATCGGTGTATGTAGTCAATAACGTCAATGTCATATCCATTGCGTCTGAGGAAAGTGGCAATCTTGTGGCCACCAGATGAACGCCTGATGCTCGTCAACGTGGGATCAAATTCTAATCCCAAGTCTTCAAGTTGTCCACCGAAAATTATTCCTTGAGACATCGTATAATCCAACTAGAAATTGTCTGTGTAAAGTGACCTATTTTTTCGCGGTAGTTATAAAAATTATGTTTTCTGTTTTCCCTAGTTTTTTCGTAGATGTCTCTGACCAGAAGAGGGTTTTGTGATACTTCGTCAATAAAATTAACAACAAGAGAAAACCTCTCCAGTGTGTTATCACACCGATCACCAAAATTAGGAAAATCGTGAAAACAAAATCCAAACCTTTCTAAGTAAGTTAGGCTACGACCATGACTGAAACAACAAAAAAATCTACCTGTAGATAATGGTTTGGCAGTTTTTTCTGTGGTCATCCATCGGTCATAATTAGTCTCGGATACTATATCAAAGTGACTTGCATCATAAATTTTTTTAGGTATGATATGAGACATCCCAAAATCTGAATTGCCCCTATTAAGTCGAACAAGAGTATTCAACTTTTGTTTAGAGACATCTTGACTAATCAGAGTTTGTGTTATATCTCGGTCATCAATAATATTATCACCAACATAATCAGGATGACCAAAATATGTAGAATATACTTTGAGATTGTGCCTCAGTGATTTGTATATTAAATCCCTGTAAGGTTTGCGAGACCCCAACAATAAATTAAAGTCATAGGGTTTCTCTCTGTAATCAAAGTCTGGTTGAAAATTTTCTGTGACGTAAAGGGGAGACTTGAAAAACCAAGGCAACGTGATCATATTTGAAGATGGAATTTCAAGGTTTTCATTTTCAGAAAAACAAATGTAGCGTGTATTATATTCTTTGCACACATCTATCATTTGTTTGTCATCAAGAACTTCTTCTATGAGTAAAAAAGAAACGTCTTTGTCTTCAAGAAATTTTCTAAGTTCTTGTTCATTGTAATCCGGTTGTGCATGGCCAGCCCATTGCTTTCCAACTGGCAGATTCCAACAGTCTATAACACCAACCTTTTTGTTCGGGTGGATTGTAGTCTCATCAAAAATCCATCTAAACCAAGGAGATGTATAACCATAATAATCGACTACCATAAAATAAACCTAAAAAAAGGGCGCCATAATATTTATGGCGCCCCAGAGAGACTAAGATATATTAGTCATCAGCAAGTCGAGAAAAATAAGACATTGCGTCTTCTTCGTCATCGGACGAGGCAGCGGGAGCAGGGGTAGAAGTCTCATTGATAAAGATATCATCCTCTACATCGCCAGTCTGAGCAGAAGCAGCAGGCGGGATTGCCGCGCCACCCCTCAACACCATCTCAAGTTTGGTCTTGAGTTCATCGTATGATTTGAACTGACTTGGATCAACGATCTCGGTGAGAGAATATTGTTGAGCCCAGATGGCATCAATCGCTTCATCCGAGTCAGCAACAGGACGAACCTTGGAACCAAACTTAGACTTATCGTAGTTACGATAACCAGCGACATTTCGTGCAACCAGAGCAAAGTCAACCCCTTCCCACGGATCAAAGGGATTGATCGGGTCTTCAGTTGGCAGTTCTGGTTTGATTACATCTTGAATCATTTCAAAGATTTTCTGACCATACCTATACAAGAAAACTTTACCTTCGTTTTCTGGGTTGGCAGGATCACTCACAACAAGAATGTTAGAGTAATAAGAAAGACGGCGTTTCTGTTTACGAGCGGTCTCCTTATCAGCATCCGCACCTGTATTCCAGAGCTGTGTGTTCAGTTCCGAAACGGGATCAGGTTGGTTCAGAGTAGTAAGAGAGTTTTCGATATACCACTTACCAGTGGGGCCTTGGAAACCATGTGTCCAAAGACGCACCCAATAAGACTCCTCTCCCTTGGAGGGGGGAAGGAAACGAATTACGGCAGAACCATTTCCAGCCTTATCAACAGAGAGTTTCCACTCTTTGCCGGTATCATTGGATTCTGTAGTGGTGGTTGACATCTTTTCCACTTGTTTCAACAGAGTGTCAAAGTTGCCACGACTCTTACGGAGTTCAGATAAAGAATTTGCAGACATATGTTTGCTCCTTGTGTTTGCAGTTTATTCAGATTGTTGTTTACTGTATATTTTTGATTTTGCAGTTAATGACTGATGAAACTCATCAGTATCATATACATCCTCATCATATAACAGATGTTTGTATTTGTCAAGTTTAGTTTTATCAGAACCAACTCGACGCATACGCTCCTTCTGGTTAGACCTTCTGGAGTTATTCGACTTACTCACGATGTACCTTCTTATTTATAACACATTTCAAAGTGGCTGCGATGGATTGATCGCGATCCGTCACCCTCACAAATGGACGATACTTTTGAATACACATACATGTATCTTCTAGTAAGATGTCATTTGTGTTCATATCAACAAAGTCAAACACTTTATCTAGTGTTGTCATTGTTTCTATAGTAATCATATTACCAAAGAACAACCTAAATGTCAAGGGGTGTTTGCCATTTTTTTCAACAAAGGGATTATCAATATCCTCTTTTTCCATCTCCAGTATTATACGTTCAACGTCTTGGTGAAAACGATAGGACTTTTGGTGTTTGCGGTTGATCCACTCTTCATACCTTCTAGCGGCATCAACATCAAATAACCCACCCCACCTCTCACCAGAGACAAAGTTTGCGACAAGAAAATCTATGATCTGATCACGAGAGTAATCTCTTGCTAATTTTTTGATTGATATTAAGTCTTTTCTTTTCTTAAAGGTTTCTTCTTTAACACGAACCTTGAATCGGTATTTTACAACGTCATAGTTCTTGGTTGTAAAGTGTAACTTGATTGCTAGATAAAGACGATATACCTCAAATGGTTCTATCATATCGGTAATTTGGGCGCGGCCTTAACCTTCAATAAATTTAGGTTTTGTGCTTCGGCCGAAATCTTCTCCTTCAAAGATGGGGTCAACAATTTCTTAACACTTTCAATCTCAACTTCATTACGAACACAGTAATCAGTCAAAACATCAATATAATTTTGTCCCACACTTGCTTTACGTTCTATGTGTTGAGAAAATTCCACAGCACTAGAGAACTGTTGATTGGTGATCAAAAATTGATCAGTTTGTTTCTGGTCTTTTTCAGACTGTTTTGGCATGTTTATCATCTACCTTTTTTAGTTCCTCTTGTATAGTTTCTTTAAGAAATTCTTCTTTCCAATCTTTGATATACTTTATAACATTGTATTCAGTATCATAGAATGGACTGTCGCAGAGAGTCATCTCTGCCTCGCCCGGCTTATCAAACTCATGAACGCATGGGTGATCAAATGCCTTCGCAATATCCAAAATACTAACTGGTTTGCCTCCACCCAAGTGTACGTCTCTGGGTTTTCTCTTGTGTTGTAACAATTGCAATATCCCATCAATCACATCATATATGTGGGTAAAGTCTCTTTCTTTTTTTCCACTCCCGAATACTCGCAAAGGAACTCCGGATTCTACGCATTTTTTGAAAGACCGGATTACCGTACTATATTCACCGTAATCAGCTTCTCTTGGCCCATATACATTATAGAAGTATAACATATGATAGTTGACTCTGTAAAGCCTATTATACAAATCTAGTATTTCTTCTGATGCAGATTTGCTGTAAGTGTATGGATTTGATTTTGAATCGCTGAACTTGGTACTAGAGGAAGCGGCAAAGAAAATAGGAACCTTGAGTTTTCTTGCCCATTCGCAAACGGAAAGTGTACTATCAAGATTATTTTTGATAGTGTGGTATGGGTTCTTATGTGATAACCTGACTCGCGGAGTAGCAGCAAGATGAAATATAGCATCATACTTTCCGGTTGGAAATATGTCTGACACATCCTTATGAATATATCTTACGTTTTTGTGTGGTATCTTATATTCACCACTACGCATATCATCAACAACAGTGACTTTCTGTTCGTGTAACAGGAGGGCCTCAGTCAAGTGGCCTCCTATAAAACCACACCCACCAGTTAGAAGAAAGTTATGTGTGGACACTATTGCATCCTATAAAATATATGTTTGTCATGAATTACTGCAAGACTCATATGACTAGACCAATCTGGATTCACATAATTAGCATGATAAAAAGTAGAACCATTTGTATTATCTTCTAACTCACCTAGCATCACTCTTCTCGCAATATCACTAATCTTATGGTAGGATCGCCAATCATGTATCTCGTCAGACTTGCCATCACAATACCAAGAAAACTGGCATTTATATCTGATAGGATGACCATCCCACACTTTTGCCTGATGAACAACTTCACAAATACTATTTGGGAAGTTTTTATGTTCAACTCTATTCAAAGTGACATGCGCTACCGCAATCTGCCCTTGAGTGTCCTCACCACGGGCTTCAAAATAAATATTCTTGGATAAACACGCAACATCCTGTTTATCCAAAATCACTCTTTTCTCAGCCTCTACCACAACTTCCTGTAGAGGTGTTGTGGTGTCACTGGTCACTGGAACTAGTAATAACAAACTTCCAATTACATAAGTTAAAATCTCTTGGACATCCATTAGATTTCTCCTTTCTATTGTAAGGGGCCCGTTGGATAATAAGGTGGAACCCATACCCCACTAGCCTAGGCGGCTAGAGCATAAACGTCATCGTTTGCGTTTAGTTTAGTGGCACTTTGCCAGTCAATCAGTCTCCGCTTTCCTATACAACAGCAGTCGAACCTATTCACCCCCATCATAAGAACACTCAGTAAATGCACTTATGGTGGAGGTGGCGGGAATCGCACCCGCGTCCTACAATCTTTCAGTCCACTTCATCAACCGATTATTTATTTATAATACCACACTAGGCAGCAGATGTCAATACTTCTTTCTCGTATAAATCGCGACATTCCAGTAGATAATCTATGTAATTATCACGTTTTTCGACAAATAGTTGGGATTCATCTGCTTGGACGCCAATGATGATAATAGATGTGTCGATGGGGATACCAGTGCGTTCCTCAAACATAATTGCATACGCGGCACACTGGGCAAAGTAATTCTTGATGTAAGACTTACTCTTGGGTTTAGCAGAGGTTTTGAAGTCGATAATAGATAGTCTACCATCAAACTCAGCGATGCAGTCAGCCTGACCCGCAAGTCGCAGATGTTCACTGTATAAAAATTGTTCTACGCAGTGAATGTTGTCAATTCGGTCAATCAAAGGTTTCATTTGGTTGAACATATCAACCTCAACAAAGGATAACTTATCAAAATTTAGATCATCGTTGTTGACGTAATCCTCACAGAGAGAGTGTATTTTTGTACCGCGTACAGAGGCCTGTCTACTAATCTTATTAGCAGTTTCGGCACCTACTCGTTTTCTCCAAGCCTTAATACCAGGCTTTGATTTGTGGCCGAGGACAGTGGTGACAGACGGAAATCTATCACCACTCTCGGTTTTGTAAACTCTCTTGCCTTCAAAGTTTTCCCTGACTAGCTGAGGGAACTCAAATCTTTCTACATGTTTAAACATAACGAACCTATAAAGTATTACATCATCATACTATACTTATACGCAGATGTCAAGCGATATGACCCACTATTTAAAACATGAGGCCATCGGCCTATTAACAACATTCGCAAGAACAACACCTACAACATTTGCAACTACTCATATCTTATCTCCTTAAAAAGTTAAGCGACTTGTGAATCTTCATATTTCATCCTAGCCACCAGATATTCCTTAACCAAATCACTTCTAACGATGTCATCAGTATCAAATTCAAACGTCTTGAAAGATGGCATATTTTCAGCAATTACCATGAACTTCTGCAATCCAGACATGTCACCTCGTTTGTAAAGATCGGTTTGTCTGAAGTCACCGCAGAATATAATTTTACTGTTTACTCCTACTCGTGTCATGATTGAGTTGAGTTCCATGTCATTCATATTTTGACACTCATCTACTACAACAATGGTGTTGTCGAGAGTCAATCCTCTAACAAAGGATGTGATCATAAAATCAAGATACTTTTGTTCAACCAACCTTTGATATGCCTGTTGTTTAGATGGGAACAATTCATCACACATAGTGACGTAGGGAATTCTATAAACCTCCGATTTATCTGATTGATCGCCTGGCAGGTGACCAATTTCCCTAGACGGTACTGCGGAACGAACTAAAATAACTTTTTTGTAGAATCCTCCTTTTTGCAATACTTCTTCCAACGCCTTATATAGTGCAATGAAAGTCTTTCCTGTACCGGCAGCACCATGCAACATCATAGCTTTTGCACCATCGGCATACTGAGAAAAGAACTGTCCCTGTGTTTCTGTCATTGCGTCTACAGTAATTAAATCTTCAATACGCATCTTCAACGATGTCTTCGGCGAGGCCTCTCTGGATTCTTGCTGAATGAGTTGAAGATTAGATTTTCTTTTTGGCATAATTGCTTCCCTGACTCTTGGTTTATTTTAGGCTATAACAATTCTACGGATCATGACCCTCCTGTAATTTATTTGATGCGTAGTCGATGAAGAACCACGGAAGAATGCCGTGGATGAAGAGGGCCACAGAACAACTCCATGCCCTTATGAGATGTGAGAAATAACTCGTGTTATTTTCTTCTAAATGCTTTATCATCAGTAGGTATTTATGAAAATTCGGCGTACAACTTGGACAATGGCAGCACTTCTACTGACCTAATTATCTTAGTAATCTGTTTTTTGCAGATAGATGACAACAAAGGACTCTCCAGACAATCGTGCATTTTTCTTATGACATACTCAGGTTCCAACGTTCTCAAGTCTTTGCGAACCCACTTTTTGTCATCATCCATGTCATCAGATAAGTTTAGACATGTGAGGACAACTACAATGTCCTCTTCTGTATACAGATTTATACGATATCCTGTTGGTTCCGATGGTTTCTTCTTCGGAAATTTTATTATATTGTCTTTCATCTATACTCGCAATAAACTAGCTAGATATTGCCCCCACTTTACATGTGATTGTTGATCTGGGTGTCCTCTAGGCATACTACCAACTCTGAGATCATCCATGTTTTTATCAGTTATCTTATGTTTATTTATCTCTTTTTCAATAAAAATTAGATTATCTTTGAACTCATATTCCATCATCGGTTTCTGAAAGTCTTCATGTCTTCGGAGATTGACATCCTCAAAATATTTGACATTAATTCTTTCAAGACATTCAACAAAAATTATTGGTATGTCATGGTTCCTTGCTATATATACCATATCTCTTAGATGATTCATGTATTCGTGAAATAAAACCCACGGATGTCGGTGCATGAAATACTGCAAAGCAAATTGTTGGTTGGAAACGTATTCCTTAGAACTACGCACTGATTGAATCCACCCTCTGTAAGTTGGGCTCTCTGTGGTCGAGGTCATAACTCTGCAAAATGATTTTCCTCGCATAGAGTCATCGACCTTTGGATTGTCTAAATCAACCCAATCTTCCAAAGCATGAAATGTCATTTCTCTAAAATATCCAGTAGTGCCAACAATGCACATGTCTTTAGGTCTTATTTTACCAGTAACAACATCGTTAAAAAATTGGGAAGACATTTTGGATACTGAATTACCTCGGTCAGCATTATTGTATATTTCTGATATTCCTAAACCCACTCCCATGTGTTGCGGCCAAGCAAGTTGTTTTTCTAACTTCCAGTGTTTGTTTATGATGTGTTGTCGTTGATCCCAATCTTTACATTCGTTTATTTTGGGTTGATATTCAGCATCGGCAAGTTCTTCGCCGGCAGTAAAAGAACATCCATAAAAATGAATACCATCAACGTTGATTGCTTGGTTAAGATACTTTATCAGGGTAGACATACGTTGACCTTATAATACATTTCAAATCTCGCAGCATCAACTTGTGTATTCGCTATTGGTTGTCCCTTTATATTCAAACTGGTATTCAACAACATAGGACATCCAGTAGATTTATACCACCGAGTCAACAAATCATACAATCCAGCGTGTTGTGAACGAGTAACGGTTTGCACTCTACTAGTGCCGTCTTTATGTACTATAGCTGGGTAGTCTTTAGGATATTTACATCTCACGATTTCTTGCATGTATGGGGAGTCGAACCCATCGGAAACAACAAAATGTTTTGATGCGTCCTCTTGTCTTATAACAGGAGCGAATGGACGAAATTCTTGTCGTTTTTTAATTTCGTTGACTTTAGATTTCATATGTTCGCCTCGGGGGTCAGCAAGAAGCGATCTATTTCCTAAAGCACGAGGCCCAAACTCAGCAGGCCCACAAGCTACACCAGCAAGGCCTGTTGATTCAAGTTCTTTTAGTATTTTTTCAACTGGGTAATTTCCTTTTATATCAAATCCAAGATATGGCGAATCAAAATTAACTCTTTGTTTTGTGCCTGCAAGAACAGCTCCAAGAGATGACCCAGCATCGCCAGGATTTGGCATGATCCAGTAATCATTAAAATATTTTGGCAGTAATCTGTTTGCAAGACAGTTCAACGCACATCCACCCATGAAAACTAAATTACTTTTTTTGGTAAGTTCCTGAGTCCGTAACAACAATGCCTCAAGGTATCCCTCATATATTTTTTGAGTGGCAGCGGCAACATCAAAATAATCTTCTTCTGTGAGTTCTGGTTTCCACCACTTACATCCACGGTGCAAGTTTGTTCTAAACCATAGAAGATCGTTTTTGATTTCAGAATAGAATCTATCTGGATCACCGTAAGCGGACATGCCCATCAAGATGTATTCATCCTCATTTGCCTTGAGTCCGATCCTATCTGTCATTGCAGAATAAAATAAACCCAATGATTGTGGATACCCAAGAGTGAATACCAGTTTATCTTCGTCCCAAATGGATATGGTAGTAAACTCACCGATTGCATCCACAACCAGTGTGGCGCAGTTATTGAAGGGTCTGGTGTAGTATCCTGCAGCCATGTGACTGCGGTGGTGATTGCCCCACTTTATTTTGCAAGGGGGGTCGTAGTAGGTGTCTTTAAAATATTCTCTTGGGTTAGTCCACCAATTTCCTTGTCCGGCGAAAGCTCTCCTAGTTGCCTTGAGTAGGGGATTTTCAAACCAGAATATTTGATCAGGCTCACCAAAATGCAACGCATCATTGATAAGTCCAGCGTTGAGAGACTTATCATTTTTTTTGCGAGAGTATCTTTCTGCGTGTCCGGCGAAAACAATTTTACCATCTTTAATGACGGAGAGGGCTGCATCATGATATCCGGCACTAACACCCCAATCAGTCATATATGAACGGATCGCGTTCTTGGATTTCCTTCAACCTTTTTTTAATCAGTCTCTTGTTTTTCCAATTGCGATACTTTTGTTTGAACCAGTTGATGATTTTCATTTAAGTCCTCTAGTGTCTCCATATGATACAGTATTTATTCCTTTATGTGTTCTCCAAGGATCAAAAACAATACCATCAAAGTCCGGATCAATTTCATCAATCTGGTGAACCTTCACCGCTACTTCAGCAAGGTGAATATCATTCATAATCTTACCACCCAACTGCAAGATAGAGTTTTGTACGAGTAAACTGTAACTACCCTCAACATATTCTACATGGGGTTTATATGAGTCGGAAGTAAAGAAAACTTTTCTGCCGAAACTAAGGATCGTCATTGCCATGTTGAGAGCCTGTTTGTCTCTGGCTTCCATGATACTGGCAAATAGATCATATCCAAGATGAAGTTTTTCTGCCATGTATCTCAGTGCAATATTATCTCTGGGATGACATGCACCACCATCACCCATACCAGGCTTCATGTAACTAGGGCCCATGATTCTTCGTGTGCTATCTCTCAATGCTTTCGCAACAACGTCAACATTGATATTACCTTGTTTCTCTGCGACATCCTGTATCATGTTTACAAGACCAATCTTGGCACTGATAAAGGTATTATAAAATACTTTGATACACTCGCACTCATCCCACGTTCCAATCACATAACGTGGATTGTTTTCCATAATAGATTCGTAAAAGGATTTCAAGAATCCTGCTTCGGGTGATGTCTCACCGTCTTCTGTTCCTATCATAACCATCTCAGGATTTATCATATCCCAACCAACAGTTCCCATCGCAATCAAGTATGGATTATATACAAACTTAGGATTGTTTATCAGATGAATGAATTCTCTGCGAACAGTGCCAGGCAACACGGTGCTTATAAGAACCAACAATTGATTTTTATTCATATGTTTGTCAGCTTCAGACAAAACTTGTTTTACAATTTCGTAATCAAAATCTTTCGGGGGTAGATGTGATGTCGGTTCTCTGCCATCATAAGCTGGATCGTGCGGAGTAGGAACTGCAACAAACACAATCTCCCTGTCCTCTACAGTCTCCTGTATAGTTGGCCGCATTTCAACTTTTGTATCAACTTCCCTTACATCATATGCAACAACATCGTGTCCCTTAGATGCAATAACCTCACCGCATGGTTGTCCTAATTTACCAAATCCAATAAATCCTATTTTCATAACGTTTTTAAATCCTCTATCCATTTCTTGTTTGCCATCATCAATGTCAAAACAGTGTTTCTATTTTTTTCTAATCTAGGTAGAATAGATTTATAAAGTTTATCAACATCGTCCAAGGACATTGTACAAAGATTATATAAATCTACCAATAAGTTGTCACATCTCTTCTCATAATTATCTTCATCTTTACCCACGTTTGGAAACAAGTCTTCAAACGTATCAAATCCAAATTCTCTGAGTTTGGAATATAGATTCTTATCACCCATCGCCAAGAAAGGCCGCAAACCAATC